AACAGATGCCACACCTGATGAGGTTATTCGTATGCTTAAACATGAATCATTCATTAAGAACATCATAGAGACTGGTAAAGCCTTTGGGGTTATCAATGCTCTTACTGATGCTGATGAATACGAGATTGCCGCGTTCAGAAAGGATATTGGCTCTGCTGATGGTCGTAGACCTGACGAGGTGGAATTCACTGATATCGCCACTGATGTAATGAGGCGAGATTTGACGATTAACGCACTATTCTATGATTTAGGTACCAATGAGGTTGTTGACCTTGTAGGTGGCGTAGAAGACCTTAAAAACGGTATTGTGAGGACTGTAGGTAATGCTGGTGAGCGCTTTGATGAGGATAAACTCCGAATTCTTAGGGCAATCAGGTTTGCTGGTCGTTTTGGTAGTGAGGTTGATGACGATATTGATAAGATATTGCAACAAGGTGTTGATATGTCTCAGATTTCTGGTGAACGTATTCGTGATGAATTCATTAAGGGTATTAAGACATCCAAATCAACAGTTCATTTCTTAGGGTTGATGAATAAGTACGACCTGCTTAAGCAGGTCTTCCCTAATATTATGGATGGTTACAGTACTGACTCTTTTATGGAGAGTAATGACCCAGATTTGGTTATCGCTAGTCTACTTATGAGAGGACAACTATTTGGTGATGTTGCTAAACATTTGAATGGGTTGAAATACCCATCCGAACAGATTAAGAACATTCAATTCTTGATATACCTGACCAAGTTCAATCCTAACATAGTGGTTGAAATGAGAAAGATGAGGGAGAAGACATCACTATCAGATGAGCAGATAATGGAGTTTGCCAGATTTAACAATTTGGACGAGCAATTGGTATCAACCTTCTTAAGTTTTGACCTCACAGTCAACGGAAATGAGGTGATGCAGAAGTTCGGATTGAAGGGTGCTGACGTTGGTAAAAAGATTAAAGAGTTGGAAATCAACAACTTCCGAGCCACTATTTAATTATCTCACGGACAAATTCCGAAAAAGTTGACACCTAGTTAAGGGACATTAAATTGTTATCTTACTGGGTGTCAGTGGTTTAAATAAGATGTTATTCATCGAAAATGACACGGTACCCCTATATGGTGTTAATTATCCCACTTTGGTGCGATATTTATAATTGAATAAGGTAAAGGACGTATGAGCGAATTAACAAATACTATATTAAGTGGTGGGGTTGCGGTAGCCCTGATTAGTCTTATTGGGCAGCTTATCATGTGGTATATAAAAGATAGGAGTGATAGTTCAGAGGATGAATCAACTCCAGAAGAAGTTGATATTGATGGGTTCGAGGATAGAATCGAAATCCAACATATAATAGATAGAGTCATAACCAACAGTAGCGTTAATCGTTTCCTTATTCTAAAGACCGAGAATGGCGGTGGGAAACCCAGATTGGGTAGCCATTTATACGCCAGCGTCATGTATGAGGCGATTACGAATGCCTTAAAATCAGTCAAAAATGATTATCAGCGACTGTTGGTTGATGATATTTATGTGAGAATGCTTAGTGATATTGGTCCAGGTACCCCTAATAAACTCAAGGTTAGTGAGATGAAAGATGGTATATTGAAGAACATCTATAAGGTTGAGGGTGTAACATATTCAGAGGTTCATTACGTTGGTGAGACGGAGACAGCCTTTGTTTATTTGAGTGTTGCCAGTGCTGAAGAGAATAACACGTTTGATGACCCTATCGATAGGGTGGAGATAGAGATTGCTATCAGTAAAATAAGAAACATCTTTGAAGAGGTGGTTGAAGGAAACGACTAAGGGATATACTCACAATGGAATTAATATTACCACTTTTAGCTTTAGTAGGGATTAACGGTTTTATGGCGTATAGCCATTATAATAAATACTATAAGACACCATCAATAGGGTATTCGATGAAGAGTATCAGTAAGGTATATGACATATTAACCCTAATAAGTACTGTTACTACAGCACACAAGGTGACAATAGGTAAAGCTTGTTATAAATGTGATTCACCATATTTCGAATTATTGTATGATAATAACAGACCTGATGAAGAACGTTACAACGTGAAATACAACAGGATGACGATGGATGAGAATCTAATCAAGACCTTGAAATCAGTGGCTAAAGGTGCCTCTATCCTAACCAAGTATGATGACCTACCAAAGAGTGTTCAAAGGGAGATATATAGGCAAGAGGGTATCAGATACTCAGAGATATATAAGGTTATCATGGTAGACCAATTTCTCTACGTTCTGATACTACACCATAAAAATGACTCTTATCAAAAGAGTGATAAGGTTATAACCAAACACCTAAATAGGTTGATAAACATCTTTAAGAGGAACAAACGTAACCTTTAATTTGCAATTCTGAATTATTTTCCGTATATTTGCGGTTAATGGGTAGAAACTATAAATTAGAGAAGTTACAAAACGGTGAAACGTTCGTTACCAGTGGAAAAGGGTAATTCGATGGTTCCACTAATCAATTCAGGAGAAGACCATACTGTGTCACCAGCTACCATAGAAGATGTGGAAGTGGGTGACATTGTTTATTGTAAGGTAAAGGGTAATTTCTATACCCATCTAGTAAAAGCCAAAGACCCCAAGAAAGGTTGCCAGATAGGTAATAACAAAGGTGGTATCAACGGTTGGACAAAACAGATTTACGGAAAAGTATTGAGATAATGGAAATAGCTAAGAAGAAAGGTGATGATGAATATGAGAAGCGTATAGCGGATAAGGATGGAAAATAAGACGTTTTACAGATACGAAGCTAGAGTATATAGTGCTGGTGTTGACCAATTTGGTGACCCAATACGAACATTAATACCAAATGTTAAAATTGAGTTAAGAGAGTTTGGGTTAGTAAAGGAAACACCCAAAGGGTATTGGATTAAAAGGGGGTATCAGAATAATGTAGATGACCTGTTTAATCTATCTTCCTTACTATATGGTGATAAGAAACGGTGGGTATCTAAAACATCCATTAAGAGGTATGCCTACCCAACCAAAGAAGAGGCAATCAATAACTACATTAAGAGAAGCGAACGCAGAGCGTCAATATTGAAGAGTCAATTGGATGTGACTGAATACGGTATAATGGCAGCAAAAACGCTCCAAGAGGGTTTGACACCCTCAAAATAAAGGTGATTTAAAACTTTTTAAGTTAGGGTGACATATTTACTTATATGTCCAAAATGTTACATGAAACGGTAAGAGCTAAGTTACTATCATATCTCACATTAAATGAGGTGATGGATGGTAATTGTGGTACGCATAATATCAAACAATATATGTTTGAGGATGATAGTAGTTTCGACCCACTAGGTCATATAGATGCTGGTGATGGTGAAGTAATAACAGACCCTATAGACCCTAACCTAGATTGCGTACTAACATTTAGTAAGGGTGGTAGTAATTCTAAGTTGGAGTGGCCCCACTTTTCATTACCAGCAGGTTTTACTTGCCCTGAAGCTACAACCTGTAAAACGTTTGCGGCTGAACCAGGTCCTAATGGTAAAAAGTTTTCTGATGGCTCATCTTTATTACAAGGTAAAGAAGCCGAATTCAGGTGTTATGCGGCAAGAAGCCAATCCCAATACCCACCTGTGTATAAGAGTTCTCATAGGAATTTAGATTTATTGATGGGTGCCAAGAAAGAAGGTGGTATGGGGGCGATGAAGGATTTATTAGTGAGGTCTATAGAGTATCATGGGTTAGCTAGTAGAAAACTAGTACGAGTTCATGAGGGTGGGGATTTTTTCGTTAACTCTTATTTTCTGGCGTGGATGGAAGCAGCAAAAGAGTTCCCGAATATTTTATTTTATGCCTATACAACATCATTAAACTTCTGGTTACCCAATAGAGGGGCTGTCCCACCAAATTTCAAACTGATAGCTTCTATGGATAAGAAAAATGCTCAGACCATATTAGATAACGACTTAAGATATTCAGTCGTTGTTTATTCGGTAGAGAAGGCTAAGGAGTTAGGGTTGAAAATAGATGTTGACGATACGATAGCTTGGGATAGTGATGAAAATTTCGCATTATTATTACATGGTGGGCAACCTAAAGGTAGTGAAGCTGCTGCGGCACGTACAAAAAATACTAGAGGTGGAGTATACGATAGGATTAAACAAGCTTATCAAGATAATAGAGGTAAGAAATTAGATAGGGTAAGTTCACTATAATTAAGCACGAAATCAAATTATTTTCAAAAACTTTCAATAAATACTTGCATTATCCAAATAACTTTTGTATATTCGCACTATATTTAATAACAACGGGTGTATTATACCCAACTAAAGAATAGAAATCGGTGAAAACGATGAGCATACATATTAGTTCGAATAATTGGAGACGCAATGTCACCATGGTCAGCTATTGCTCAGATTTCACTTAAGGAAATAGAGCATATCTCGAAAGAGTAAAGCCCTGACCAGTAAAACGGTTAGGGCTTTTTTTGTATATGGTGTTTGAAGCTTTAAGGTGAAGCGCTTGACTGTGAATCAAGAGAAGTGGGGTCGCTACCCATCTTACACCCAAATTGTTATCTGCGAGATAACATGTTCTTTGACATCTTGGTATAAAAATAGTGTATCAGAAAGGATGCGTTGTACTATTATAAATGGTATAGCACATCATAATTGATACATTGTATGATAAATCATACATGCTCGTGCTTATGGTATGAGTTAATGACTGATTTATCATACAAAACACAGGCGCATGTTCCAAGGCTGGCGATGGGGTCTCCAAAACCCTATGTGGTGAGTTCAATTCTTTACCGTCTGTGCTTAATTTATAAACACTTTAGCACAGGTGATTATTATACTACAAAAACTTCTAGTGTTTTGGAGACTTTTCAGAAGTTAGTCATATTTACTAATAAAGACAGTGATATGGAAAGTAAGAAATGTGGTAAATGTGATGCGTATAAACCCATTAACGAGTTTAATAAGAATAGTAGCAAACCAGATGGGTTGGCACATATGTGTAAAACCTGTCATTCTGAATATAGACGACAACATTACCTTAAGAATAAGGTTAAGGTAATTAAGCAAGTTAATAGATATAGGGAAGAAAACCCAGATAAATATGTATATAACCCTAAACCAGTAAGCGAAACTAACCGAATAATTAAACCTAAGAAGCACCACAGCTTCAACAAAAAAGCTGGAAGAATATATGAGGTTGGTTGTCACGTTTGTAACGTTAGGGTGTTTGCAAGTAAAAGTGAAATTGATGCTGGCGTAAATAAATTTTGCTCAAATAATTGTAGGTCTAAATTAAATAAATCTAATTATCATCATTATCTTAGGGGGGTTAAAAAACGAGCTAAGAAGAAGGGGTTTGAGATTGATTTGACTGAAGAATTTTTGAAAGACCTATTGGAGGTTACCCAAAAAGGTCTATGTTCCATAACCAATACCCCAATAATCGTTAAACACCCTAATGATAAAACTACGTTATTTGACACAGCATCGTTAGATAGGGTTGATAGTAATGAAGGGTATGTTAAGGGTAACGTACAGTGGGTTATGTTAGGGGTTAACTATATGAAAATGAAATTCAGTAATGATGAATTACATAAAACATTAAGATTAATTAAAGAAAATTACAGGGAATCCTAGTACCTGTGCAAAATACGAGTATAGCTTATGTAGTAAAGCAGCCGTGGAGGTAGTAAGGTAATTCTAGATGGTGCAAGTCCACCTATTCGTGCAAATAAATTCGGAGAGGCAAACCAACAGGCGGTGGTCGCACTTTGCTAAAGTGTTAGGAGTTAACGGCTCGTGTGGGTTCGACTCCCATTCTCTCCGCCCTTGACTTTAATGGTGGAAATTCATACGGTAAAACAGCTAAACACTTCGGGATACCAAAAGCTACCGTAGTGGATAACATAAAAAAAATATAAGGAAGAATAAACCAAGTCGGTCTACGGGTTGCTGCTTTGAAACCAGTTAGGTGTAACAGCCGTGAGAGTTCGAGTCTCTCTTCTTCCGCCCTTGACTTTTCTGTACCTAGCACTATATTTATATCTAAAACGATATAGATATGGCTAGGAAACAGAAAACGATACACTACATCTACAAGACTACTTGTGAAGTGACAAACAGATACTATGTTGGGATGCATAGTACCAATAATCTGGAAGATGGTTATATGGGAAGTGGCAAACGATTGAGAGCTTCAATCAGGAAACATGGTGAAGACAACCACACCAAAGAAATAATAGCTTTCTACGATACAAGAGAGTTATTAGCGGAAGCGGAGAAGGAAGTTATCACAGATGATATGGTTGATGACAAAAATTGTATGAATCTGATGGGTGGTGGGAACGGTGGCTTCATCAGTGATGAGCAACAGAGGTATCGTTCTGAGTGTGGTGGTAAAGCATTACATGAGAAAATGAGAACCGATAAAGAGTTTAGAGAGTTACAGGGTGAAAAGTTATCTAAATCAGTTAAACAGGCTCATGTTGAAGGTAAGATGAAAACTTGGAAGGATAATTACGATTGGACTGGTAAATCACATTCTGAAGAGACTAAACGTAAGATGAGTGACACTAATAAAGGTAAGGGTACTGGTGAAGCCAATTCTCAATATGGTACCTGCTGGATAACCAAAGATGGTTCCAACAAGAAAGTAAAGAAATCTGAATTGGATGTCCATATAACCCAAGGTTGGGAAAAAGGCAGAAAGATAAATTAAAAATGGTAACTGGGGTCTCCCATGTAATATTGAGGTTTTATCTAACCCAGAACTAGATAAGTGAGATTACCATTAAAAAGCTGTTACGGTGTGAAAGACAGTTTGAGACACACATATGGAGAGGTGACAGAGTGGAAATGTGTCAGCTTGGAAAGTTGTAGCCTACGTTTATTCGTAGCGAAGGTTCGATTCCTTCTCTCTCCGCCCTTGACTTTTTGGTACTTAGGTTCGATTCCTGATATCCCAACTAAATTAATATGGTGTAGTTAGTGTAGTGGTAACACGACAGCTTGTGGTGCTGTTATCATGGGTTCGAACCCCATACTACACCCGCTAGTGGTCTTTTCAATAAATGGAACTGTGACATAATTGGTTTAATCATGCGCCCTGTTAAGGCAGCATATGTTGGTTCGAGTCCAACCAGTTCCGCGAAATTAAGTATGTTCCCATGGTGTAACTGGAAAGCACTTCAGGTTTCTACCCTGACAGTGAGGGTTCGAATCCTTCTGGGAATACTAACATTTAAAAACTAGAAATTATGGCAAGAGAACTATTACAAGAAGTAAAAGACTTCACATACGATTATGTGAAAAGGTATCCATATACCACTTCAGCGCCAATCGTTAGCTTATCTTATATGAGAGGTTGGGGTGATGGTTTAAGACATATGGAACTAAGAGCTTTGGTTATCAAAGAGATGGACAGAGCGAAGAAAAGAATTAAAGAAGAATAAACGGGAGTGGTCAGGATGACACGGCTCTGAAAGGAGTTATCCTAGGAGTTTGGGGTTCGAGTCCCCTTCGCCCCCCAATATTGTGCAGTAACCAGCATGTCTGATACACATGACT